ATGCAACACTTTATCAGAGTCTATTTTCCACCAAAAGTTCATCTTATCTGCTACAGATGAAATTAATTGTTCTGTTGGCACAAAGTTAGCTCTAGTTTCTAATATTTCTGTGCCATCTTCAATAGTTGCGCCACCACTTATGATACTAATATTAATTTCATCAAAAGTTGGTGTTATACTTTCATCTGTTGTGCTAAGTGTTGTTTTATACTGCAAAGTTTTGTACATCAAATCAGTCGGCAAATTAGGTATCGGTTGTCCATTAATTGCTGTCTGCCAAGTTGTACCATTATCTAAGCTAGTTTCAACTGTGATAGAAGTATTAGTTGGTGTAGTTTCCTGCCAGCTTATTGTGCTACCTCCATCTTCAACAGCAGGTGATAAGTCAAAAGGTTCACTTATGCGATAACCAGTTGTTTCATAAGCTGATACTACCTCTACTTCTAAACTCTCTAATCTAGGCGTAACAGTTGTATCAGTAGTTGACAGTACCTGTCTCACATCAAGAGTAGTCGGATTAGCAGGTAGGTTAGGTATAGCACCACCATTAGTGCAGGTATCCCAAGTTGTGCCACCATCAACACTAGTTTCGATTGTAATAGTCTGTGAGTTAAGTGTTTCCTGCCAGCTTATACTGCTACTTTCAACATTTCCTGTTGCTGATAGGTCAAGTTGTGGTGATTGGCGTGTTCCTGTGCCATCTAAATTCCAACTGATGTAATTATCAGTCCAAGTTGCACCATTTATTGTTCCATCATTATTTCCTGCACTATCTGTTAATGTTGTGCCACTACCTTCGTTCATTTTGTAGTAAGCGACAAGCCCTGTTTCAGAGCCTGTTAGTTCTTTGTTCATATTGTTTTGTATTTCAGTTTGTGTTCTAGCTATGTTCCAAATTCTTACTTCATCTAATTTTATATTTGTATAATTTTTAAGACTTTGACTTGCACCTAAATTGGTTCTTTTGGCGGGGTCAGAAACTTTATAACTAGGCGTGTTTTCTATATCGACAACACTATTAATATATATTTTTTGATTATTGGTTCCATTTTCTTTAGAATACGCAATATGATATTTTTGCCCACTATTTATAGCAGTAGAAGTTATAATATCTAGATTACCTCCGCTACCACTTTTAAAGGTTAAAGTGCCTGTGTTAGATAAAAAACATTGAAAACCATCAATATCTACACCCCAAAGATTGTCTATTATAGCTTTATTAGATGAAGGATAAGAAATTATATAAATGTAAAATTCTAAAGTAATTTTATCACTAAATCCAGAAATTAAACCTAAATCTACATAATCATCAACCCCATCAAACTCCAAAGCAGGATTATTCTCCAACTCCAACCCATCATTAACTGCCACTACATCAGTCAGAGTGCCTGTTGAGAAATCTGCTGTTGTAGTTTCAATGTCAGTTACATCAGAGCCGGTTTTATCTAATCTCAAACTATCATTTTCAGCAACTACATTTGATAATGTGCCAGTTGAGAAATCTGCAGTTGTAGTTTCGACAAAGTTTAAATCTTCACTGTAATATACACCTTCTTCAACTAGTTTTTGGTCAACTATATCTTTGATTATATCTCCTGCTAATTTATTCCTTGCTGCATAGCTTATACGCCTTTTGTCAGCTAGATAATGCATATCAATACAAACTATATCGTGCATATATGCGTTAGCTTGCCTGCTTGATAAGGGGTACTTATCGCTAGTTTCAAGGAAACCTGCAAATATTTGCTCATCATTATTCTTGTCATCTATTATTGTAACAGGTTGACCTTTTTTGAAAGTATATTCATTTTGTTTGTCTGGGATAGAAAATGAACAGGTGGCTCTTTGCTCAATCTCATCTTCTGCTGAAAAAGTGTTAGTTTTGATGTTGTAAGTTGTGTTACTAATTATTGCTCTCATTTGCCACCTCCTTTAAAGTGTCGCATTATCTTACTATTGTTGCACTTCTATATATTCTGTAGCATTATTATCACCAAAGTATGGTTCATCAGTATTACATATTTTTTTATGCGAATTCATATTATTCAAAGTTTCTTCAACTTCACCGACGAAAACAGCACCACATATATTGCATATTCTTTTCATTTTACACCATCCTCCAGATTACTAGTTCAACGATATTGAAATCATAATTACCTGTTGTTTCTTTCAAACGTATATCTATTCCAGGCGAATTAAAATTAATTTCTCGACTTACAGGTGAATTGTATAAATTACCTGATAACCCTGTTACAATTTCTTGTTGTTCGCTTTTAAATTGGTTAGTACCAAAATCTTTTGCTTTTGAACATACAACAATATCCAATTTTCCAGAGTTAGAAGCAGGTAATTTAACCCAAATTCCATAAGCTCGACAAGGTTTAATTTCTTGCCAATATACGGATGTAGAACCTTGCGAAACTGTTATATCGCTATCGATGGTAATTAATTCATTACTCCCTTTTTGCGACACATTGATAGTATCATCTGTAGGGTTTTGTGAGTTAAGCAAAGTATCCATTTTTGTTTCAAGATTACTTAGCCTTGTGTCAAGAGTTGTTTCAGTTGCAAAATCCTTTGCTATAAGCGTGTCTAGTTTTGTTGCTAATTGCTCATCGATTACGTATTGCTTACCATCTACATTTACTTCAAATGGCTGAAAATCACCGTTTGCGTCTTTGCCATAGTTAACTATATCTAATCCATATTCACCTGTGATTATTTCTGTTATAAAATCATTTAATGTTGGCATTATACCACCTCGCTTGATTTATTCGTGTTAATAGATAGCAAACCCTTAACAGGTAAGTATCTATTACTCTCAACATCTTCTAATAATAATTCAAACTCATATTTCCCACCGCTAATATCTGTATCTGTATTATCTAATTCCATCTCAATTTTACCATTAACTGCATCCGTAACATCTATACCATCAGCAGTAGTTTTCTCAATTACAACTGTATTATCATCCCAAAATCGCCAAGTTAAAGACACGTTTGTTAAGTCTATTACTCCATCTTCATCAGATAGAGTAGCTTGTATTAACTTATCTGTTTTCTGATCTACACTTATATTCATATTGTATCAACCTTCTCTACAAATATATTAATTTGCTGTTTCTTATTGATAGCGAAATTAAACTCATTTCTGCTAATTGCTAATTTGATAGCTTGTATGCCAAATAGATAATCCCAAAAACTTTGAAAAGTATCAAAGGTGGTATCTAATTCTAATGTGTGATTAATATCTACTGTATCGTCTAAGTTATAAGTTATTCCTCTCGGATATATCATTAGAATCTAGCACCACCTTTTATTCTGATATCGTCAACTAGAGGCTGTTTCACGGCTTGTGCGATGGTTTTTCCATCTAAGTTAACACTTATATTAGCTGTGCTGTATCCTCCACCACTAGAGCTTGTGTTTGAGCCTATAGGGGATACTGTTTCGCCTGCTTGCGCTAAGATTAAGCGTTCTTGCCCGATTGGGCCGGGTACTGTACCACCGTTGTGGAAAATACCACCAAAGAAATCACCGACACTTAGAAGTCCGCCTCCACCGCCACCTGTAATGTATCCGAATACTTTTGAGGCAGCCATTTCAGCTAACTTATCCATAACTTTATCAATTATGCTAGACCACATATCACCAAATGCTTCAGTAACACTTTTTGTACCTTTGAAAATTGACGCAAATGTATTAGCAAATCCATCTTTAATAAAGCTAAACCTTTGATTAAACCTCTCAATAGATTTTTGATTATTTTCTGCTTCTAAAGCGTCTATTTTATTATTATAAAATTGTTCAATAGCCCAAGTCGCAGCGTTCTTTTCTTCTGCTTCAGCGATTGCTTTTTCTTTCTTTTTAATTAACATTTCCATTTCAGTTGCATTTTGTTCAAATAAACGTTGTCCCCACATTTTATTAAATTCTATTCTTTCTTCGTGTTTAGCACGTCTAATTTCAGACTTTCTATTTTGTATTTTAATCCATTTTGCTAATTGTTCAGCATTCATTTCTGATATATAGTCAGCTTGTGCTTGCATAGCTTCTTCAGTTGGTGACATTAAATCAATGCTATTTAAGTTGCCGTTAAATTGTCTGGCAAAAGCTTCTCCACCTTTTTTACCTTGTTCTTCACTTTTTTGCACAAAACCTTCAAATATTGTTCCTGTTTGAGTGAAGTCGCTAGAACCAGTATCGGTAGACTCTTCGCTGTCGCCACCTGTGTCAATTCCGTCTCCTAAATTTTTTTTAACTTTATTTCCTTCGGCATTAATTTCTGAAAATGCTTTAACACCTTTTCTCCTTAATTCATCTAAAGATTGAGAATATTCAGTTGTAGCATTGTTGTTTGTGACAATCGTTTCATATAAAGTTTTGCCAGCATCATAAGTATTCATAAAACCATCAACTGCATTGCTCCCAAAATCAGTAACGCTTTCTTTTAAGTTGCTAAACCCTTTTTCCATATCTAAAGTATTTTTCTTTATTTTGATATTTAATTTATCTTGATCACTTTCCATTTTGTTAATTGCTTCTTCAGAGCTATCTGCAATATTTTTAAACATATCACCGACACCGGGTAAACCTTCTAATCTTCTAGCTTGCGATAAAATTTTATCTATTGCTTTAGCAAAAAATAAACTCATTCCAATTGTGCCTTTACCTATTTGAGCAACCACAATATCTAATGAATCTTTAATTATTCCAAAAGAATCGGCTAATATGATTACTGCATCTACTCCAGCAGTCATATAAGTTTTTAATGCTTGATAAAATATATCTATTGCCTCTTTAGCATAACTTATATTTTCTGTAACAAAATCTAATCTTTCACCTAAACCTTCTATTTTTTCAATTACATTTGGCATATTTTCAACAAGATATTTAACTAACTTATCAAATGTAGGAGATAATTCTTCACCTACTTTCTCTCTAACTACTTCTATCGCAGAGCCTAATCGCTCTTGCCAAGTTGCTGAAGTGTCCATCATTGTGTTAAAAGCGTCATCAGTTGCACCTGCTCTATCCTGCATTTCATCTAAGTTTTCCGCAAATGTTTCAGCACCACTACCAGTTAAGGTTAATGCCGCTTGTCCACCTCTAATATTTTGGAATAAGTTTTGTACTTTAGTATTGCTATCCTCTGCTGCTTGTTCCATTAATACCATAGCTTCTTGCAGGTTTCCGCCATTCTCAATAAACTCTGTAAATGCTACACCCGCTACATCTTTAAATACATCATAAGCGTTAGTACCTTCTTTTGACAACTCGTTCATAGCTTGTCTAAGTTGAGTAGTCGCTTCTGTTGTTGGTACACCTTGAGCAGTCATTGTTGCTAACGCTGCACCTACATCTTCAAAATTAACTCCAACCGCTGCTGCAATTGGTGCTACATCAGATAGACTAGAACCTAATTCATCCATTGTAGTTTTACCAGTTTTTACAGTAGTAAATAATATATCTGATACATCTTCAGCATCGCCCACTTCTTTACCATAAGCATTAATAACAGTTGTTAATCCATCTACTGCTGTGTTTAAATCAGTAACTCCACCTCTAGCAGCTTTTTGTGCTGTTTTAAGAAACTCAAATACATTATCTTCTGGGACACCTGCTGAAATAGCATCATACAAAGCTGGTACTGTTTCGTCAGTAGTTGTACCCATTTCCATTTTGAATTCCTGCATATCGTCTATCATTTTCTCTTTAGCATCACTTGAAGCATTAGGTAACAATGTAAATACTTCTGACATTTGTTTTTCCATGCCAGTAAATTGTTTAATGCCATCTGCTGCAACTGCTGCTAATGCTGCACCTGCTGCCGCTGCTCCCGCCACTGCCGCTGTACCGATACCGCCGAGCATTTTTGAAAACTTGCCAGTGTCTTTTTTAGCTGATGACATATCTTTTTTAAATTTTCTTGTATCTAGTTCTAACGTTTCATATAACTCTGCTACTTTTACGGCCATGTTTCACCTACTTTCTATAACATACTTAACAATTTGCCTTCTTCATCTTCTACTGGTTTTTCCCCATCAGCTCTGATTGACCTTGCAAGAGCGGAATCGGCTGACAATGACTTGAGTAAAACATTAAATTTCCTCCAAGTTAAATTATCGGCTTCATCTATTAAATCTATTCTGTACTCTCGCAAAAAATCAGCTTCTATGAATCCCCATTTTTCTGCGATGGAGAAGGTTGAGCGTTTTTTGTATCATCCTGTTCATCATCTTTGCCATTATATTTATTCCACAGTTCTGTAATTAGCCATTCTGACTCTTCTACTGTCATTCCTTTTTCAATTAAGTTGTCAAATTGTTCTTCACCTATCATTGCCTGCAAACTTTTCTTAACCTGCTTAGCTGGCAATTCTTCAACTCCGCCTTCTTCCTGCATTTCTATAATATTCAATACACTGGAAAGAGGAGGGGAAGGTAAAAGTTCTATATCTTCCCCGAATGCCTTAATTATAATACCTTCTTTTTTTCTCTCTTTTCTAAACTGATCAAAATCTATTGTTTTGCTCATAATCTATCCCTCCAGATATTTTTATAACTTTAGTGCAGCAACTGTTACGCTTGTTACTGCATCATAATCTACGCTTACATTTCCATCGGCATCATTAAACCAATCCTGCGAAAATGGGCCAATTATCTTTTCATCACTCGCTGGTACTGTAACAGTTGGATTACTTAATGTAATATCTATACCACCTATTGTTATTGTCTTTTGTATATTAAGTGTTACATCGTGTGAAGATGCATCTCCATTCTTTACATATAATAATGTTTTACCATTGTTAACAAAACTATCACCTGCAACATCTGCTGCTGAAAATGAAGGTGTTAACCCTGCTAAATCAAACTCCTGTAATGTTAAATCCGCCATTTAATTAACCTCCTTTTATACGTTAGGGTCAGTATCTAATGAAGCACCTGTTCTCTCAAACTCAAAACCCCAACTGGAAGGGTCATTGTTACCTCCACCAATATCTGCCAAATTAAATGTACCATTAAGCCATTTTTCTCTGCCAGAATTATCGTGTACAATGTGCAATGTGCTTTCTGCTGCTGTCCCTACTGCGTCTGATAGAGTTTCAACTTCTGCCTGCCCTGCATCTTGAGTAGCTCCGTCATAATACTCATAACCTTCTGCTGAAATTGTTTTAGCCCGCTGTGTTGCTAAGTGTTCAGCCATTCCATTGCTATCAAAAGTTGTAGTGTCTGAACTTTCCTTCTCTGTTGAAATTGTCAGCGTGTTAATACCATTGATTGGCAAATAAGCTATTCCGTCATATACTTCAATAGTATAATTTCTTGCTAATACTTTGTTTGTAGCTGCCATTTTAATTAATCACTCCTTATATTTTTTTAACTTCCATTTCAAAATTAACTGAAAATCTGTGTCTGTTATTGTCATCTGGCCCGATATAAATTCCCATCGGTTGTATAGCTTGACACTTAATAACATACCAATCGCCAGACGTTATAAATTTTTCTTCTCCTAAAACCCCAATTTCTGCTATAATTTCATCAACCAAACTTCTTGCAACTCTTGGGTCACGTGTTCCTCTAACAATAATTTGCATAGTAGGCTCAAAATAATCTGTTAACCACATATCACGTGGAAAGCCGCCTGTACCTTGCACCATTACAGCAATATCTGGTTCAGCTGGCATATTATCTTGAAATATGTTACCACTTATGCCAGTTTCGTCATAAATTATGTCTGTTATATTATTTACCAGTCTTTGCATTACTTCATCCAGCATATTATCCCTTCTTCATTTCTTCTTTTATCCAACCTTCTATCTTTCCACTCATTGCTTTTGATGTAGTTTCAAGCCACTTGCTTTCTCTACCATTTCTGTAGTTTTTTGATACTTCGTGAGTTTCAACTGCGTAAGGCGTGTTATATGAGATGTAGAATATCGGCTTTTTGCGAAAATCAAACTTGAAATTATGCTTTGGCCATTGTTCATTTTCAGCTTGATTATACACAGTTTTTGGCATACCACTTAATCCATCTTGAGTTACAACTCCACTTCGCTCAAGCGTTCCTGTATCATGCGGTACTTTCTTATTAGACTCGGTTAATATTGATTCAGCAGCTCTCCAAGTGGCTCTGCCTGCTTTTTCTAATTGTTCATCGACTACATCATCAAACCAGTTGAACTTTGCCATATAATCACCTACCTCAACATTATCTCTACATTTGATAAGTTGCCAGTTAGTGCATTGTCATATCTGTTGACTGCAATCACTTCTAATGGTTTGCTTGTCCATTCAAAGCTAACTTCTGATTGTTCTTTAGGTTTGATGTCAGCAGAAGTATGCAACTGTGAAGGTGATGTAATTTCATTTCCTTCCTCATCAAAGGTTATTTTTTTCTTATGCACAAAATAGCAGTCTATGTCATAAGTGTCACCCCAGACTGGGCCATAAGCACCCTCGCCAAGATAAGGTTTAATAGTAGCTGTATGTGGCTGTACAATTTTGGGTAGTTTCATCGTGCATCAACACCTCTATTGAGATATCCGGCTAATAATAATAATTGCCTAGCTCTCGGTGCTAACTCTGGAGGACCACCTTGTCCCGCTTGCCCCGCATTACTAGCCTGAAAGGGACCAATCTGTATGCTGCTAAAAAATTGTTGCGTATTAAACTCATCGAATTGACTCCACCATTCATACTGCCTTACAGTAGCTTTAGATGCTGTTTCTCCGGCAATTATCCTACCTAATGTGTAATAGTCTATCAACTCGCTTGCTCGCTCTAATAACCTATTAGCGTCGTCTGGTAGGTCTGATTCTAACACACCTAGATAATCAGCTAATTCTGTTAATGTTGCATATGCCATTTTATCACCTAACCTTCAATTTCTATATAATTAACCGACACAAATACTTTGTTTGTTCCGGTAGTAGTAGTTAATGTTAGTGGTTGGTCAACTGCGCCTGTTCCACTTTTGACTTGTGGAGCAAAACGATTATTAACACTTGAATATAACCTCGCGACTTTTGCGCCGCCTAAATCTAACTCTACCACTCCAGTTGTAGCATTAGTGTGTATAGCGACATCAGTTATAATTAGTCTATTACCAGCAGAAGGTGTGATTATTGCTGTATCAGTCTGTGCAGTTGTATATTCTTCTGAAAAGTGAGATTCTATTAATTGAGTTTCAGTTAATACTGCTTTCCTACCATTTGCTATATTTGTTATTGCTTCTCCATTAATCCAATTATATAGTTTTAATATTGTCTCTCCTACATTCATTTACTTCACCTTCTCAATTTCAGCTGTCAATTCATCCTTATTTAATTTGTAGTAACCAGTTAATCCTTCTTCTTTAGCAATTTCTCTTAATTCATCAACTGTTTTATCTGCCAATTCTTCTTTCTCTTCAACTTCCTCTACAATTTCATATCCTTGCTGCTTAAATTTGGTGTCAAAGGCACGCTCTGACACGTGCCGAGTAACACCGCCTCTTCTAATTTTCATTAATTATCACCCTTACACTATAGCTGTAGCTTTTGTGTGAGCATAGATTCCAACAGTCTTATTATCTGGAATAAAGATGTCGTGATATACTCTAGACTGCATTAACCATCCATCTGTGCTCTGGTTAGTATCTGGGTCAAATACTTTAAGTTGTCTTTGCTTCACAATTGGAAGTACAGCTGCATCGTGCACTAACAGGAAGTTAAGTTCATAATCTGTTCCACCAGTAGTTGCAGAATATCCAAAAGTAGTACTACCATCGTTGAGTGTAATTCCAGTATAAAATCTACCTTGTGGGACTTTGACTACTGGGATATTATCATAAGTATCAAATGTTCTGTCACCAATATCCATTACATCTCT